TTGTAGTCTTCGATGATAGCTCCCATGTAATCGTCAGCATCTTCTTCGATACTACCGCGTACGAGAATGTTGATTTTTCCTAGCATTTTTAAACACCTCATTTAGCTTTGATGTAGGTATACCATCCGAGTGGCCATTGCCCAAGACTTCAAAGACAAACTGTTGCATGTCTGAAAAGCTGGGCTCACGGTTATGTACCCGGCATACACTAAAGTAAACCCGGAGCAGTGACTCCGGGTAATAACGATCAGGCACAATTTTTCTCCGGCTCTCTCTCTATAACGCCAAGAGTTACTTTGATATCCATATCGTGCAATCGCTTTACGGAATCTGCTAAGTGATCTCTTGCAATATCAAGATTATGAAGCGACTCCCAATCCTGATGGTCGATGTAGACATCAAGCGCATCGTGATAGGCGCGATACTTCATTGCATAAACCTCAACCGCCAATCGGATATCCATTAGAACGCCTCCTTGCTTTCTATCTTTCCTAGCTCTTCGCGTAGGTAATGAATAGATGAATTGATATCAAGCATAGTCATGCCAGTGCCATCGGTTAGCTTTGACTGAGGGATCTTGTCTAACTCTGCATGTGCAATACGCAAATGCTCAATGGCTTTCTTTAGCTTGTCCCGTCCGTCGATGTGCACGACCTTTTCGTCTTTGATGATGTCGGGAAACAAACTCTTAGCTACCACACGAACAGCTTGCGGGTAGACATTTTCAGGCTTGTATAAGTCAAGCACGTTGTCGATAAGAATCTTGATCTCTGACTCCAACAACTCAGGGCAGATCTGCTCAAAATAAGTTCTAGTTAAGTCCATTAGTAAGTCTCCGGTTCGATTGGCTCATCAGCCGTGTAATTAGAATTAGTTAGTACCTCTGGTCGGTACATCGAAAGCTTTGTTTCTTCGCATTTGTCGCACACCTTACACAGTGGTATGCCTCTTGCATCATGCTCCCACCAAGAGTCTTCGCCTTCGTGCATGCAGTTACGTAAGTCCATTGTTTTCTCCTTTGGTAAATAGAAGTGAGGGATTTCCGCAGCCCCCGCCAAAGCCGGGGTGCGGAATCCTGAACGGCTATGCCGCTTCGTTTTCATACTTTCGCATGAGTTCAAATTGCGACATGCAATACTCGAATGCTTTCTGTGCATCCTTTGCCGCTGTCGTAATGTATCGAGGGTCAGACTTGATAGCCTTCTGCCATGACTTGATATAGCTGGCATGTTGGCTGATGTCATAGGTCACACCCAGTTGAGCGCATAAGAAGATAGATCCCAACTCTGCAACTAACTCTTCTTTGGCATAGTCTTCATGTCCAAATGCGCCAGTCAGATCACGATCTAGTCGTTTGCTGTGACCAGTAGAGTGAATGCACTCGTGATAAAAGGTGGATTGATAAGCATCGTCAGACTCAAATTGCCCTGGCATAGGCATCCGAATCTGGTCAGCCGAAGGTGAGTAGCATGGATTGTGGTGCTCTGCATTACTCACTTTGACTTGCAGTGCATCGGCAATCTCGTTGGGATTGTCGAGCCTGCTTTCTCGTATTGGGATCTCAGGCAACTCGATGCCTGTTTGGTCAATGTTGAATAGGTTGTATACCTTTGCAAAAGCAAACTCTTTTTCAGGATCTTTCTTGTCCTTAGCTTTGCTAAAAAAGATTGCAGGTGTTGCCTTCTGACCTTTGACACTACCGCCAAGCTGTTGCACTTGGTTCCATGTAAGCCAGTAAGGTTTAGTGTAGCCATACTTCCAGCTAGCAATCATCGTCATCAGCTGGTTCGTGCCATTGTATGGGCGCTTAGTCACCCAGTTTTGGTGGAGGCAAGACTGTGACTCCCATGTCTTGCGCCATGTAGTCTCGTCCGCCATAGCAGACTCAACGAGTTCAACGATTCGATCATATTTCATAACAGTTCCCTTTTGGTTTTGGTTAGTAAACTTTATCAAAGTTATGCATTGTTATCCAAAGTTTCTGTCATCATTGCCTCTTTGATGATAGAAATAACTTCGCTTTTATTGAGTCCGAACTCAAATGCCCACATCGTAAAGCCCGACCAGTTGGGTTGAGCTTTGCTATAAACGTAATGTTCAAGGTTCATTAACACAGTCTCGCCGATCATCCCTTTGGTGTACCACTTGGGATCTAAGCTTCGTAAGTTATCCATTAAAACCATCCTCCATGTGAAACTGTTGGGTCTTTCTTGAGTTTGCCATCAACAACTTCATAAACATCAATGAAGTCCATAAACTTAAGTTTCTTTTTCTTTCTGATGCACCAACGACTGCCATTTTTAGCGCCGCTTCTCTTAACAAAGTCACCTAATCGCTTAACGTGTCGAATAGGATACGATTGACCTTCTTGACTGATGTAATACATAACTAGTTCCTTTTAGTTAATTAATAAAGCGAAAGTTCTTTGCGCCCCGCACAAACCGGGGGCGCAAGAGCGTGAGCGGCTCAGCTTGGGCTATCGCCCAGGCATCGCCATCATTTGTCAGACGGACCAACATGTTCATAGCCCACCATGTCTGTATAAAACTCACCAACTAACTCAAGCACGTCAGTCATTTCATCCACGCTTGGATCGTACGGCACCTCTACTAACGCTAAGGTTTTACCTTCAGCATTGTAGATTCGGAAAGTATGGTTATCAGTCATCGTATGGATACTCCACTTCTGCTTCATCATCTTCTGTTGACTCGTCACCTAATGAATGACCTTCGCTGTAATGCTCTTCATCGTACTGTGCCATGCAAAGATCAATGCGTTTATCGGCAACGTCAGTCGCCCATTCGATGGCATCGTCTTCATTCTTAGCAAGCACCTTAACAATTGAGGTTAAAAAGGTAGTTACTTCAACGCAGTAAACGCGTTTGTCTATGGACTCTTTGAGTTCCATGATTCGATCTTCGGTGTAACTCAATGACATTCTTATTTGTCGCAAGTCTTCAATTGCATCGTCACTTAACTCTTCAGTTACAGATGCATCGTTAAGGTGGTGAAGTAGCCGACTGCGATAGTCGACTAGATCGTGGAATAGACCTTCGAGGTCTTTGATTAGATTATCTTTCATGCAACATCCTCCATTGGTACCGCTGTTACATCTGTTACTTCAAGCGACAATAACCGTGGATCACTATCAACTGCATAGCCATTTATCCATTGCCGACGGGCATCATCATCTAGCTTTATGCCAACTTCATTTGATTGCACAACGACTGTGTGAACCGTTGTTTCTATCAATGTAACTATGTATTCCATAACTAATTCCTTTTATAAATTAAATTAACAGACCGCCGTTCGGCGGCGCGACCCGACACCGGCGCTGTCCAGCCGGTATAATCGTCGGTCGCCCGACTCGGCGTGTCTGGCGTCAAAGCTGGCGTGATGCGCTAGCCACCATCGCACCATGGATAACAGCCATAACAACTAAAACTATTAAGTAATGCGATCCGGGACAGGCACGCGGAAAGCGGAGGCTTCAGCCGTAGCGGTAAATAGCGCGGCTTGCCGCGGCTACCGCGTGACCTGGCCCTCAAGATTGGAGACCAACATAAAAAAAGGAGGCCTAAGCCTCCTCGATTGAGTCGTATGTAAGTTCGTCTTGCTCACGCAGACCATCCATGTACTCGATAAACGACTCACGCAACTGGGCCGTTGCTTGCTCGTCTATTTTATTTCGCAGTGACTCATACGGATGGTCCTTGAGCAAACGAAGAAGGATGTCTGCCTCTCTAACGGAGACGCGTAGCTTTAATCCATTCTTCCTGATTCGATAACGCTTTGCTCTAGTTTTGTTACTCATAGTCATGATAGAACTCCTTTGTATGAAGGGGGCCGAAGCCCCCGAATGGATTTAAGCGATCTTGCGAGTCTTCGGTTTCACGACCTTTTTGGAGTCCGTTACTGCCGAAGGCTGTGTCTGCTTTAGTAAATGTGGGTTGATAAACTCCTCTTCGTCGTGAAAGTTAGAAGACATCTCGACTTGCTGGCCTAACTTGTACAGGTCGATAGTGCCTGTGATGTTTGGGCGTCTCCCCTCCGGGCTAACGTCCGCCCAGAACGAGTACGGTAGACGTAAGCTTGAACCATCCTCAAACTCAATGGCGACACTGCCTGCGTGTGTTGGACGCTTGCCTTGATGGAACTGATTAGTCCAGCCAGCAATTGAGATTGACTTGATTTTGTTTTTCATTTCGTTAGAAGTTTTCATCTTGAGATTCCTTTTCTCTATATGATTGAAGAGTCCCGAAGGGACACTTCATGAACAGCATGGATCAGAGGGGATCAGATTAGCTCTGGCCGACCCGGATCATTTCCGGATATGTCCTTTTCCGGTAATGATGCGGACTCGGACAAATCTGATGGTCAAGACAACCGAAAAAATCCCAGAGGATTTTTAGCTATCGGTTCTTGCGCCCGCTTTAGCGGGTGGTCTTGAACTGTTCCCCTCCCATGCTATTGACTGCACGCGCAACATGGATGGGTAATCGGTGGCCTTGACAAGGTTGCGTGCACTTTACCAGCCGGAGGCTGTCGCAAATCCGATAGGATTTCCTTGTCAACCGATTAACCGGGCATGTAAACAGCGCGCGTGCGCGAGCGGCTGTAAAACGGTTTAGGCGAGTAGCCGGCCGCGGGGAATCCCCGCATAGGGGATTACCAAGGTAAACCGTAGCCTTACAGCGAGCCAACGGTGGTGGCATTACCGCGAGGCAGAGCCGAGCCAGAGGGAATATCATTCCCGATGCGGTAGATATCAATGCGCGGTGGTTAACCTGTTAGCTAGTGATAACCACTTCAGGGGGGTCCTTCGCAGACTCACACTCATTGGCACCACTAATCGTATATCCAGTTATATATCGAATGCACCTGTATGGTTTAGCTTGGTCTATATCAAATCTGCCAGGTCTTTCAGGTTAAATAGAGGAATGATTGACACCGGGGGGGGGTAACTCGACTTAGCGTGTATATATAGTTCCCACCCAGATACAAAAAAAGCGGATTTTGGAACCTTAGAGGGGGGTCTAAACTTGGGCATTACGGGCATTCTGACCTTTTCCGGGCATTCTGGGCAAACTGGGCATTCTAAACTGGGTTTTTGCGGTTGATTTAACTCCCTGATTACTAAAGGAATAATGAAGAGGTTTTTATTCCGTTAAGTTATAAGGTATAAAGAGTGTTGATTAGCACTAAAGACATATATAGGATAGGGAGGGTGGGTTGGTTAAATAGCCAACTTAAAATTTATGGCATCAGAGTACGTCAAACAGCGCAAAGCTGAGATCAAGAAGAGAAAGCAGGAGTCCGGCAGGCCATCCAAAAAGGATTTGGCGGCTAATTCACCCGGTGGTAGGGGCAAGCCCGGTCGACCAAAGGGTGATGCTACGATAATCAATGAGTATAAGTCGCGTATGCTGGCTTCTCCGAAGTCCAAGCGTGTACTTGATACTATCTTTGATGCGGCATTAGACCATGACCACAAGAATCAGGCGGCGGCATGGAAGTTAGTGATGGATAGAATCCTACCTGTGGCGGCATTTGAAAAAGATGTCGTGCAAAATGGCGGGAAATCTGCTATTCAGATCAACATTACGGGTGTGGGTACAGCAGAGGTCAAGGATGTTGGCATGGACTCCAGCGAATTCGATCCCAACACTATCCAACCTACGGTGATTAACGGGGACAACGGTGAAATACTTTAGGCTAGAAGAGTTCAACTGTACGCATACGAACAAAAACGAAATGAATCCAGAATTTTTGGAGCAATTAGACTTTTTGCGAGAGGCGTGTGGCTTTCCCTTCCGAATCACCTCTGGGTATCGGGACGAAACACACCCAAACGAAGTAAAAAAAGAAAAGCCTGGCACCCACAACCAAGGAATTGCGGCTGATATTGCCGTATCCAACGGATTTGAGCGTATGAACATTGTGCATAACGCGCTTAAGATGGGGTTTGGCGGGATTGGAGTAGCCAAAACCTTTGTGCATGTAGATTCCCGGAAGGAAACCCCTGTTATGTGGACATATTCCTAATGCTGTACACCAAAAACAAGAACCTAACGGATACTTCTACGCAGACAATTGTAGAAATCCCTGCTGGTTACGTAGCTCACTGGAATATGGCGTTTATTGCTAACCTGCATAACTCTACTAATAGCATTACATTATTTGTAGACAAGCCTAGCCCTACTACAGACGTGTATATCTACAATGGCACTAACATATCCTCGAAGGAAAACTTGATGATTGATGGTAATGCCGTGTTTGTTCTACAGCCCGGAGACATTATTAAGGCTTCTAGTGGTAGTGCAGGTAACGTAGAGGTAGTTGTTACCTTTGATTTAATAGAGGCGTCCCCAGTCTTTAATAACTTTAATGGATCATAGCTTTCTATGAGTGATCTCAATATAGAGCTACTGCCTTGGCAACAAGAAGTCTGGGCAGACGATACCCGATTTAAAATTGTAGCGGCTGGCAGACGTACGGGTAAGTCCCGCCTTGCCGCATGGATGTTGATAGTAAATGCTTTGCAGGCCGATAGGGGACATGTATTCTACGTTGCACCGACGCAGGGACAGGCGAGAGACATCATGTGGCAAACTCTTTTGGAGTTGGGTCATCCTGTTATCGCTGGAAGTCATATTAATAATCTACAAATCAAGCTCATTAATGGAGCTACCATTAGCCTCAAGGGTGCTGATAGACCAGAAACCATGCGAGGTGTTAGCCTCAAGTTCTTAGTTCTCGATGAATACGCAGACATGAAACCTGATGTATTCGAGCAGATCCTGAGACCAGCACTTGCGGATCAAAAGGGCTGTGCCATGTTTATTGGGACGCCCATGGGAAGAAATCATTTTTACGAATTGTATAAGTATGCGGAGCTAGGTGATGATGAAACTTACGCGGCCTACCATTTTACTTCTTACGATAATCCTCTGCTTGATAAAGATGAAATCAACACTGCTAAAAGGAGTATGTCTAGTTATGCGTTCCGTCAAGAATTTATGGCGTCGTTTGAAGCTCGCGGCTCGGAAATGTTTAAGGAAGATTGGGTTCGGGTCAAAGAGGATCAAGAGCCTCGTGGAGACTATTACATCGCCATCGACCTCGCAGGCTTTGAAGAAGTCAACAAAAAACGCACCAAAAACGCGAAGCTCGACGAAACCGCAATCGCCGTCGTCGACGTCTCGGAAGAAGGCTGGTACGTCGAAAACATCATCTACGGTAGGTGGACGCTCGACGAAACGGCCATCAAAATCTTCCAAGCCGTAAGAGACTACAGGCCGGTATCTGTGGGTATTGAGAGGGGCATAGCCAAACAAGCGGTTATGTCTCCTCTTGTTGACTTACAAAAGAAATACGGTACGTTTTTCCGAGTAGAAGAACTAACCCACGGCAACAAAAAGAAAGTAGATAGGGTCATGTGGGCATTGCAGGGCCGCTTTGAGAATGGGTACATCACCCTAAACAAAGGTGAATGGAACTCAAGATTCCTTGACCAACTGTTCCAATTCCCTGATCCTTTGACCCATGATGACTTAATAGACGCATTGGCTTACATTGACCAACTAGCCAAAGTGGCTTATGACTATGAATACGAAATAGACGACCACGACATCTTAGACATAGTGGCGGGATACTAATATGAGCGACCTGTACGAACAAGATCCTTTAATGATTCAAGAATCCTTAGAAGATTGGGTTATAACAAAGTGCGAAAACTGGCGTGATTACTATGAATCTAACTATGAAGACCGCTTTGAAGAATACTATCGGTTATGGCGTGGCATTTGGGATCCCTCTGATAGCGAGCGCCGAAGTGAGCGTAGCCGTATTATCTCTCCTGCTTTACAACAGGCTGTTGAGTCCAATGTTGCTGAGTTAGAAGAAGCAACGTTTGGGCGTGGCAAGTGGTTTGATGTCTCTGATAACTTTGGGGACACTTCAAAAGAAGACGTTCTTTTTCTAAGAAACAAACTTACCGAAGACTTTGAAGACTGCATGATTCGTAAGTCTGTTGCGGAATGCCTTATTAATGCCGCCGTGTTTGGTACAGGCATTGGCGAAATTGTCATTGAAGAAATGAAGGAGATGTCTCCTGCTACTCAACCGTTAATGGACGGTGACCTTCAAGCAGTAGGCGTTAACATCCAAGACAAAGTAAAGGTTAAACTTAGACCCGTACTTCCTCAAAACTTCTTGATTGACCCTGTTGCTACAAGTGTTGATGAGGCATTAGGTGTTTGTATTGATGAGTTTGTTAGCCGCCACCAAGTAGAACTTCTTCAAGAGCAAGGCGTTTATCGTGATGAGTACGTAGGGCCGGCGGCGTCTGATACAGATCTTGAGCCCGATCAGGACATTACAATCTACAACGACGACAAAGTACGTCTTACTAAATACTACGGTCTTGTTCCTCGCGAGCTTCTTATTGACGCAATGGATGAGGAAGTTGAAGAAGAAGGTAAGTATGTCGAAGCAATTGTTGTTATTGCTAACGGCGGAATACTTCTTAAAGCAGAGGCCAATCCCTACATGATGCAAGATCGTCCGGTTGTGGCATTCCCATGGGATGTAGTGCCTGGGCGATTCTGGGGAAGAGGCGTTTGCGAAAAAGGTTACAACTCACAAAAAGCACTTGATACCGAGCTTCGGGCTAGAATCGACGCACTAAGCCTTACTATTCACCCGATGATGGCTATTGATGCCACTCGCTTACCTCGTGGCGCTAAACCAGAAGTACGTCCCGGCAAGATGATCTTGACCAACGGAGATCCTAGAGAGGTGCTCCAACCGTTTAACTTTGGTCAAGTCAATCAGATTACTTTTGCGCAGGCTGGGGCGTTACAGCAGATGGTTCAGCAGGCTACAGGCGCAGTGGACTCAGCAGGTATTGCAGGGCAGGTTAACGGTGAATCTACAGCGGCAGGTATTAGCATGTCGCTGGGTGCGCTGATTAAGCGCCACAAGCGTACATTGATTAACTTCCAACAGTCTTTCTTGATTCCGTTTGTTAAGAAGGCCGCACATAGGTATATGCAGTTTGATCCCGAATCTTACCCGGTTGCAGACTACAAGTTTAACGCTAGCAGTACTCTGGGTATTATTGCTCGTGAGTACGAAGTTACTCAGCTAGTACAGTTGTTGCAGACGATGGGCAAAGACTCTCCTTTGTATACAACGCTTATCCAATCGGTAGTAGACAATATGAACTTGTCGAACCGTGAGGAACTCATTGCGGCAATGCAACAAGCAATGCAACCGAACCCACAGGCACAGCAAATGCAGGCACAAGCCCAGCAGGCGCAGATGGAGTTCCAGCAATCTCAGACAGCGGCACTATCTGCACAGGCACAAGAGTCTGCGGCTAGAGCACAGAAGCTTGCGGCTGAAGCGGCAGTAGTTCCGCAAGAGCTAGAGATTGACAGAATCAACGCTGTTACCCGAAACTTGCGTGAAGGCGATCAAGACGACAAAGAGTTTGAGCGTCGTATGCAGATTGCTGATCGCTTAATTAAAGAGAAACAAATCAAAGGAAAAGAGAATGCTAACCGACAGAGAACTCCAAATGATATTCCAGAGATTCCAAGGCCAAATGGAGCCACTCCAGCGCCAAGTGCAGGAACTCCAGGCCAAGGTGGAGGCTTTAACCAATGAGCAAGAAGGATCCGCGCCTAGCCCGCGTAGGCGTAAGCGGGTACAACAAGCCGAAGAAAACCCCCAGCCATCCCACTAAATCGCATGTTGTAGTTGCGAAAGAGGGTGATAAGATCAAGACCATACGGTTTGGTCAGCAGGGAGTAAAAGGTGCAGGTAAGAACCCTAAGAGCGCAAAGGACAAAGCGCGAAAAAAGAGTTACTACGCCCGGCACAATGCCCAAGACTCAAATCCCAGTAAACTATCTGCGCGTTATTGGTCGCATAAGGTCAAGTGGTAAGAGCTATGAAAGTTAAAGCACCTGACGGTTATCACTGGATGAAAAAAGGCAAAGAGTACAAGTTGATGAAAGATCCATCCGAAGGCTATAAGCCGCACAAGGGTGCATCTAAATCAGCAGACTTTGCTATTGAGAAAGTGCACAAAAGGTAAGGAGAGTGTTATGCCCGGTTACGGAATGAAGACAACCAAGCCAAAGAAGAGGCCTGCTATGCCTAAGCGTAATGGTCGTATGCTGACTAACAAGAAGAACAAAAAGAAGAAGTAGTCATGCCTAAAGCAAAGGCAAAGCCTAAAAAGAAAAGCGCCATACCTGACAACGTAAAGAACAAAGCTCTTTACTCTCGGGTTAAGTCTGAGGCCAAGCGTAAGTTTGACGTTTACCCCAGTGCGTACGCTAACGCATGGCTAGTTAAGACCTACAAAAAACGTGGTGGGACTTATGGCTAAAACAAAAGGCGGGCTAACCAAGTGGTTTAAAGAGGATTGGGTGGACGTTAAGACGGGTAAGTCTTGTGGTCGTAAGTCAGCCAAGAAAAGCAAACGCCCCTACCCTTCTTGTCGTCCTAAAGCTGTTGCGGCAAAGATGACTGCGGCAGAAAAGAAGTCTTCGGCAAAGCGAAAGACTGGGCCAGCCAAGATTAAACATGCTGTTACGGCTTCTGGTCGGAGACGTAAGGCTACTAAAAAAGCCTGACATTTTTTAAAAACCGTGCTAAAACGCACAAAACAACCAAAGAGAGAATGAGATATGACACCTGAACTTGAGGAGTACTTTGACAACTACAATATGCTTTTTAGCCATCCGGGTTTTAAGCAGTTGATTGAAGAGTTAAGTAACAACGCTAAACAGCTAGCAGACCTTCAAACCGTCAAAGATCAGGAAGAATTGTTTTATCGCAAAGGCCAAGTTGCCGCATTAGCTACAGTTATCAACCTTGAGGGGACGATTTCTGCGGCGCGAGACCAAGCCGAAGCGGAAGCTCAGGAAGAGCTTGATGTATAAAATATATGACTTTCGCTGTGATTGCGGTCGTATATTTGAAAAGATGGTACGTAGTGGAGAGACAGTCAGTAGGTGCGACTGTGGCTTGACTGCTACTAAGATGCTGTCAGCGCCTAAGTGCGTACTCGATGGGCATTCCGGAGACTTTCCGGGGCGTCATATGAAATGGGTACGGGAACACGAAGCCGCTGGCAGGAAACGTAAATCTCCAACTGACGGAGTTTAATATGTCACGAGCAACAATGCTTGATCCCCACCTCGAAGAGGAGAATGAGGACAAGATTGAAACTGAAGCAAACGAGATTCAGGAGCCTGAAGAGGCTGTTGAGCAACCTCAAGATAAAGTAGAGCAAGACACTGACGACGACATCCCAGAGCGTTACCGTGGTAAATCTCTGAAAGACGTTGTTCAGATGCACCAAGAAGTTGAAAAGGTGATGAGTCGACACTCTTCTGAAGTCGGTGAGCTTCGTAAGGTAGTGGATGAATACATTAGTAATCAGACACCACCACAAGCACCTGAGCAAATTGTCGAACCTGAAAGTGATATTGATTACTTTACGGATCCTCAAGGCGCTGTTAATAGGGCAATTGAGAACCATCCTAAGATTAGAGAGGCGGCGAAATACACTGAAGACTATAGGAAACAAGCGGCGTTATCATCTCTGGGTAACAAACACCCAGATATGCAAACAATTCTTGGTGATCCTAAGTTTGCAGAGTGGATCAAAGCATCCAAAATCCGGACTCAATTATTTGTAGAAGCTGACCAACAGTACAATGCTGACGCGGCTGACGAACTCTTTTCTCTCTGGAAAGAAAGAAAGGTAGTGGCACAGCAAACCGCTAATGTTGAAAAACAGGTGCGTAAGCAACAACTGAGGGCGGCTAATACAGGTAAAGCCAAGGGTAGCGCCGAGAGTTCCACAAAGAAGATGTATCGCAGGGCCGACATTATTAAACTAATGAACGATGACCCCGCGCGTTACCAATCCTTGTCAGGTGAAATCCTGCAAGCATACGCAGAGGGTCGAGTCAGATAATCCAATAGGAGATTGACATGGCTACTGCAACATACCCCGGCGCGGCGGGTAATACCGCGAAGACGGAAGCGAGTACTTTTATCCCAGAAATCTGGAGTGATGAAATTATTGCCGCTTACCAAAAGAACCTGAAGATGGCTCCGCTTGTTAAAAAGCTTGCTATGTCAGGTAAGAAAGGCGACAAGCTTCACATTCCAAAGCCCGTACGTGGTGATGCGAATGCGAAAGCGGCTGACACTGCGGTAACAATTATCGCAAACACCGAAGGCGAATTGACTGTTGATATCGACCGTCACTTTGAATACTCACGTCTAATCGAAGACATCGTAGAAGTTCAGGCTCTTTCTAGCCTCCGTCAGTTCTACACTGAAGATGCGGGTTACGCGCTTTCAGTCCAGGTTGACAATGACCTTCACGCGGCGGGTACTGGTTTTGGTGACGGTGGTGCTGTTGTATTCAGCCCAGCGGCTACTGACTACCAGCACACTGGTTGTTTCTTCAACGACGGCGGTACAACTACTCAGTACACTGACGATACTATCGTTCCTGCTGACGTATTTACCGATGCGTTCTTCCGTGACATGATCCAGAAGCTTGATGACAACAACGTACCTATGGACGGACGTTCACTCATCATCCCACCTTCTGTTCGTAACACTATCATGGGTATCGACCGCTACGTGTCTTCTGACTTCGTATCGGGCCAAGCTGTTAACTCTGGCTTGATCGGTAACCTTTACGGTGTAGACGTTTATGTCTCAGCTAACTGCCGTACTATTGAGGCGGCTGGAGACAACACTGCTGGATCTGCTGATACTCGTGCGGCTCTTTTGTTCCACTCTGACGCTATCGTCATGGCTGAACAGCAAGCAGTTCGTTCGCAGACTCAGTACAAGCAGGAATACCTCTCAACTCTGTACACAGCTGATTGCCTGTACGGTGTTCAGGTATATCGTCCTGAAGCTGGTTTCGTACTCGCAGTCGCTGAGTAATGATGCCTGGCCCCCTTCGGGGGGCTTTTCTTTTTTGTACCCCAATTTGTAATAGGAATCTCAGATGTCTAACTACACTAAGACCACAGACTTTGAAGCCAAGGATTCGTTACCCTCTGGGGACAGCGGCAAGATTATTAAAGGCGCTGAGTTTGAAACAGAGTTCGATGCAATCTCTACAGCTATTGCGACTAAGGCCGATGCCGCAGGCGCAACACTTACTGGCACGACTTCTTTTGAAACGCTTTCTGATGGAACTATCAGCGTTACTGCCTTTGTCGACGAAGACAACATGGCATCCGACAGTGCAACTTTGGTTCCCACACAGCAGTCCGTAAAAGCGTACGTTGACTCACAAGTCACTGCACAAGACCTAGACTTTCAAGCAGACTCAGGCGGTGCGTTAAGCATTGATTTAGACTCTGAGGCGCTAACACTTACAGGCGGTACTGGTATTGACACGTCTGGCTCAGGTAATGCTGTTACCTTTGATATTGACTCTACCGTTGCCACTCTGACTGGCACACAGACGCTTACTAACAAAACACTTACTGCTCCTGTTATTTCTGGCAACCTAACTACAGACGGAACTATTGATGGCCGTGACGTTGCTACAGACGGTGCTAAGTTAGATGGCATAGAAGCAGGCGCTACTGCTGACCAAACAGCCGCAGAGATTCGTACACTGGTTGAATCAGCCACAGACTCTAACGTCTTTACTGACGCAGATCACAGTAAGCTAGGCGGCATTGAGGCTAGTGCTACAGCAGATCAAACAGATGCTGAGATTAGAGCCGCAGTAGAAGCCGCTACAGACTCCAATGTATTTACCGATGCTGACCACACTAAGCTGGACGGCATTGAAGCTTCAGCAGACGTAACAGATACAGCTAACGTTACAGCCGCTGGTGCCTTGATGGACTCAGAGGTTACTAACCTTGCACAGGTTAAGGCGTTTGACTCTTCTGATTACGCTACAGCCGCACAAGGCTCTACTGCTGACTCTGCATTGCAGAACGTAGTAGAAGACACTACGCCACAACTGGGTGGTGATCTTGCGTCTAATGGCAATGACATTCTGTTTGGCGACAACGACAAGGCTATCTTCGGTGCTGGCTCTGACCTACAGATTTATCATGATGGTACGCATAGCGTCATTGAGGATGCTGGAACAGGCAACCTTATTTTACAAAGCAACGGCGCTCAGGTAAGCCTGCAAAGCAGTACGGAACTTTATCTGACAGCCGCAAACAACGGCGCAGTAACCGCGTACCACAATGGCTCACCTAAACTAGCCACAACCTCCACAGGCATCGACGTAACTGGAAGTGTCGTCAGCGACGGTTTGACTGTTGATGGAAGTTCGGCATTTAATCTGGGCGCAGGGGAAGAAGTTAGCATTTACCGCTCGACAGATTTTGCTGTTTTAAGGTTGGGCGCATCTTCAACAGACCATTGGTCATTTCAAGAGGCTGGAACAAATAGTTTATATCTAGGTTCTACAGACAGTGGAACAAGTGTAAGTCATGTCAAACTAGACAATAACGGCGACATCAGCTTCTACGAAGACACTGGCACGACTGCGAAGTTGTTCTGGGATGCGTCTGCGGAGCGACTTGGGCTGGGTACAACTTCTCCGAGCGTAAATCTAGATATAGAAAGCTCATCAGAGGCGGCTTTAGATTTAAACTGTACTGCAGGAAAAGTATTTCGTTTACGTTCGACTACTAGCTCTGAATTTATCGTAAGAGACAGTACTGCAGGCGCTAACAGACTTATAATTGATAGCTCTGGCAACGTCGGTATTGGTACAGATTCGCCTAGTAAAAACCTGCATGTCTATAACGGCACAACAAATAGACCAGCTTTGATAGAAAGTGGCGATGCAGATTCTTTAATTGAGTTTAAAGACAACTCCACGACTAGCGCGCCAGCTATAGGTGCGACAGGTAATAATCTTGTTGTTCAGACTGGTTCGTCAGCCACAGAACGCCTCCGCATCGACTCTAGCGGCGTTGTTCAAATTTCAAACGCAACACCAACTCTTAAGTTCACCGACACCGACAACAACTTCGACGCAACGATACAAGGATTAAGCGGCTCTTTAGTTTTGACGGCAGATAGCGGTGCTGAGTTTGGTACTGAGTCTATACAGTTTAAGACCGGTGGCGCTGAAGCCATGCGCATCGACTCAGCAGGCTTAATACAAGCTGTCAGCAGTATTACTTCAGACCCTACAAACACAAACGCGTACTTTTATAACAAGTCTGGTGTTGGCCCTACATTAAGCGGCTATAGATTTAGTATACGAACAGGCGCTACTCCTGACGAAAGTTTAAGGGTAGACGAAAGCGGCAACTTGTTGGTTGGGAATACAAACACCCTGCCTCAAACTCTTACATCTGGCGGTGGCTTCTGTTATGCACCTGATAGCTCTTTGCGTATCGCAAGACAAAGTGATGGCACAGGTCAACCTATAGTTGATTTAAATAACACAGGTTCTGATGATGAGCTAATCAGATTCCGCAAAGACGGCTTAACAGTCGGTAGTATTGCAACTAACTCAAGTCGTTTTGAATTAGACGGCTCTGGTAATCCTGTTCGCATGAAGGCAGGAACGTCAAATATTCAAGTCAACAACAATACACACATTAGCTTTGATATTGCTGGTGGTGAAGCCGCTAGGTTTGATGCTTCTGCCAGCTTGTTGGTTGGGACTACGTCAGAATCAACATGGGAGTCAGCTAAAGGATTTAGAGCAAGAAACTCAGGCTCTACAACTATAACTCGTGATGGCAATCCGCCACTTTATGTAAACAGACTTAACTCAAACGGGACACTCTTGCAGTTCCAAAAAGGGACGGCTGTAGTCGGTAGTATTGGTACTTTATCTTCTGCTTTAACAATGGGAACTGGCGACGTAGGCGTTCAGTTTAATGCAGACGTTGACGCTATCATGCCGCACAACATTAGCACTGGCGCAAACGTAGACGCTAGTATTGATATTGGGTATAGCAGTGGAGGAACTAATAGACGCTTCAAAGACCTTTACCTGTCAGGCTCAGTGAAGGTACCTGCCGCCTCTAAAGGTATTGAGTATTCTTCAACGGCTTTTATAACGCCAGAGAATAATGTAAGTGGTGCAGAAGTTAGTACGCCCGGTGTTTTTGTTGTTAAGACAGGTTCAACGCCAGCAGAAGCGATGAGAGTAGACGGCTCTGGCAACTTGCTGGTTGGTACTACAGCTTATAACACAGCAGATGGAAATATTTTACAAGGCAACGGCGAAGTATTTAGCACAATTGCAAACAGTCTAAACACACTACATGTTTATGACATAACAAACAGTGCTTTCCGTTTTTACGTTAGTGGTGGAGGTCAAATACACGCTACTAACACAAGTATTACTGCTATATCAGACCAATCACTAAAACAAAATATTCGTGATTTAGACAAAGGTTTAGAAAGCGTACTTGCCTTACAGCCACGGCGCTTTGATTGGAAAAACGGTGATGGTAACGACATCATGGGTTTTGTAGCTCAAGAAGTCGAAGAAGTAATGCCAGAGCTTATACACGAGTATAAGTACAACGATGAAGAAACAAAACTTGGTTTAAAAATGGGTGACATGATTCCGTCGCTTGTAAAAGCCATCCAAGAGCAAAACGAAATTATTAATGACCTACGTGCCAGAGTTGCACAACTTGAAGGAGAAAACTAATGGCTACATGGACTATCGCAAACCTTGAGCGTAACTTGGCAGACGGCGGTGTAACCGTTGCACACTGGCGTGTTACTGAATCTGAAACTGTAGGTACTGGCGACGACGCTGTGACTTACTCTGCATCTTCTTACGGCACTGTAGGCTTTACACCTGACGCTGACGCTGACGGCTTTGTTGCTTACGACAGTCTGACAGAAGAAGTTGTTATGGGCTGGGTACAAGCAGAGGTAGACCAGGACGCTACTGAGGCGGCATTGACAGCCAACATCGAAGCACAAAAGAACCCTGTGTCTGCTGATGGTATGCCTTGGTAATGCCTGAGATTGATGACAACACCAGAGTAGCTATACCGCTAAGGAACTTAGTTGCTCTTGGTGCTGGCATCGTTATGGCTACTACTGCTTACGTAACTCTTGACACTCGTATCATCTCTATTGAACACGGTCAGGAAATACAGAACATGAACATACTGGAAAACTCTGCGTTTGTTCGTGAGTGGCCTTTAGGTCTACGTGGTGCGTTACCAGACGATCTTATACAGAACGCTAAGATTATGGCTCTGGAAGAACGCAACGTAGAGATACACGAGTTACGCAGGCAGCTAAACAAGATAGAAGTAGAAATAGGTAAGTTAAATGCACAGATAACTGTGGATCACCAAAGCGGTAAGGAATAGTCATGTCAGACCTAGAGCAAGCATTAAGTCGGTTAGAAGCTCATGAGCGTGAGTGTAGTATTCGTTATGAAATGATTCAGATGCAACTGGATGCACACAATCAACGCTTTGACAAACTAGAAAAGATGATGACAGGCGGCTTTGCTTCTATTGCTCTTATCGTGACTATGGCTATTGCCATCTTGGAGTTTGCTAGATGATTGAGTCGCTCATAGGGCCTGTTACAGGGCTTCTGGACAAGTTTGTACAGGACAAGGACCAGAAGGCTAGGTTAGCCCATGAAGTTGCCACAATGGCTCAGAGACACGCTCAGGAGCTTGCTAAGTCACAACTAGAGGTTAACAAGGTAGAGGCGGCACACAAGTCCTTGTTTGTTTCTGGTTGGCGGCCTGCTGTTGGCTGGTGTTGCGTACTAGGTATGATGGGCAACTTTATGGTTATACCGTTTACCAACTTTGTTTTAGCTCTGCTGGCTATTGAAGTTACTATACCACTCATTGACCTAGAGACTATGATGCCTGTATTGATGGGTATGCTTGGTCTTGGTGCTATGCGTTCTTATGAAAAAACCAAGGGCGTATCAAGGGAAAAGTAAATGGCATATTATGTAGGTACAAAAGAGTTTCCTAGTGTTTATGACGCAATTGACTTTGTAAGAGTTAATGGTGGAACAATTACAAATACGCCTTCTGCCCCTTCAGATTCTACCTCTGCTGGGATGCTTACAGACTCTACTACAGATACATCTACACCTACACCTACTTCTACGCCAGCAGAAAGGACCTTTACGTTTATTGAAGGCTCTGAGCGTGGTGACGCTAGGCCCGGTGAATTATATGGTCAGTCAATAGAGCCACAACAAGTTACTGAAAGTTATTTGCAAGATTACTTTAACGATCCCAAGCGCACTAACAGGCTACCAGAAGTATTTGGCTCATTTGATAACTACCTTGCTTATATGACTGAGCGTGAGGAGTTAATTCAGTCAGGTGAGTTAACGCTTGGTGATTGGGGTAACTTTGGTAATGTAGCAGAAGGCGGCCAATATACAGCTCCTGATGGTACAGTTTATGATTTACCTGATATTAATATAGGTCAAGTAGGTGAGTTAGGAGCAGGAGGTGGAGCGCCTTCTTATAACATCGCAGAAAACCAACAAGTTGGTCAAAGATCAGGTTATGAAGATTGGCTTAACTCTGAGACTAACTCAGCGTTACTCCAAAAGTACGGCGTTAATCCTACGGTTTATAGTGAAACAGGCGATAAGTTTCAGTGGAATGGGTCTTCGTATGTAAAAACTATAAACGAAGATCATGCTGGTCTTGGTGATTACGTAAAAATGGCCATGGTCACTGCTGTTGGCATTATGTCAGGCGGTGCTTTGGCTCCAGCTTTAGGTGGTGTTGGCTCTGCCGTCGTTAGCAGTGCTATAACTCAAGCTATTACTACGGGCTCTATTGACCCTGAACAACTACTTCAAACTGCGGCTACTGCTGGTTTAGGCCAGGCCGTAAGTCAAATTATTGGCCCAGCTATTAGCGATGCTATTAACTTAGACATATCTAACATTACAGGCATTGAGCAAGTAGACAATGTACTGGAGACAATGGGTCAAACAGCTATTCGCCAAGCAGTATTTGATGGCGAGTTAGACATGGATCAGATTGTTTCTTCTGGCTTGTTTGCTGGTGCTCAAGAGCTTGCAAGTTTTATCTTAGAGCCAATTCAACAGTTTATTTCAGAAAACACAACAGCCTCTCCAGAAGCCATGGAAGAGCTTGCTAGAAGACAGGCAGAACTTAGAGATGGCTTAGACCAAGAGGCGTTTGAGGAAATTACCTCGAACATGAATAACACTCTTAATACGGCTATTGCTGACCAACAAAACGAAGCTATTGCTAATCAACTAAGAGATTTATCAAGCAACCTTCAGTCTATTTATGAAGATGCTTATGCCCCTACAAGAACAACTCCTGAAGATTTAACAACAAGTACAGTCGATGATGCAGACTCTGAGCTTGCAGACACTACGGCTGACTTTACTGCTGACACAACTGCTGACGCCGGGCCAATGGAATCAATAATGTATGTTGATGACCAAGCTATTCCAGCAGATAGAGTTTCCGAAATTCTAGATGGATCAACTGTAGTCACAACGCTGGATGGGTCAGGAGATTACGAGTACGGCTCTATGGAGTTGGGTGATACTTATTTGGCATATCACACCCAGCACGTAGATGAATCAGGTATTGAGTACACATTAATTAGAGGCTCAAATGGACGTTTGTATGTATCTGACGGAACAAACCTTGTTGAGTACCAAGGCGCTTCTGATCTAACACACAACAACGCGCAAATTAGCTGGCTAGATTCTCACTTAGTTTCTGGTGGCGGCTTGCCTACAGATTCAAACAACGCGCAATTTCTTGATGTTACCCTTGATGTTGATGGTGCTGGCGTAGATTCTACATCAGATCGAATTCTTGCAAACATGGAGGAAGGCTGGCAAGACGTAAACAACCCAACACTTGAAAGCTCTATGGCTCCAGAAGCTCCGGATACGCCTCTTGATTTAGACGTAGAAGTAGATCCGTTTGAGTATGAGGTAGAGCCAGAACTAATACCGGAGCCACCGCCTGAGCCAGAGCCCGTAGATCCTGTAGATCAAGAAAATCAAACGCCGGGAGATGCTGGCACTAGATCACCGTCGCCTGATCCTACGCGGCAACCTGATCCTAGTTTTGCCCCAACACCTGCTCCTCAGCCTGCTCCTCAACCAGCGCCTGCTCCGGCGCCTGCACCCGCTCCAACACCACAAGAAGAAGCGCCTATTACAACGGGTATGTTTGGCGAGTATTTCCCTCCTGAACCAGTTCAAGGGCCAAGAGGTGATCCCGGTCAAGATGGTAGAGATGGCGTAGATGGCGTAGATGGTCGTGATGGAGTAGACGGCAGAGATGGAGTAGACGGCACTCCCGGTCGTGATGGAGTTGATGGTGCGCCGGGAAGGGATGGAACAGATGGTCGCGATGGGATAGATGGGGTAGACGGACAACAAGGCGAGCAAGGAGAGCGCGGAGAACAAGGAGAAAGGGGTGAACAAGGCGAAAGAGGTGAACCCGGAAGAGATGCTGATCCAGAGGCAATACGCGGTATTGTAGAAAGTGTATTAGAAAACACACCTTTTGCTACGCCCGGAGAAGTTGCTGATGCTGTAGCTAGCGCAGGCTATGCAACACCAGCAGATATTGGCACTGCCCTTGCTCAAGCTGGGTTTGCCACGCCAGAAGACATTACTCGTGCAGTAACAAACGCAGGCTTTACTACACCAGAAGATGTTGCAAGTGCATTAGCTAATGCAGGATATGTAACGCCCGAACAATTAGGCAATGCTTTGGCGGCATCAGGCTTTGCTACTCCGGCAGACATTGAAAATGCTATAGCTGGTGCAGGGTTTGCTACACCGGAAGATATTAGCCGAGCCTTGCAAGGCGCTGGGTTTGCTACGGCAGGCGAAGTTGAAAGCGTAGAACGTAGTTTGCAAGAGGCATTGCAGTCGGCGCAGGCTGGTCAGGCTAGACAGTTAACGCAAGCCGAATCTCGTTTGTTAGAGCAAATTACTGGTGTTGAGGCCAGTACATTACGGCAACTATCCGCAGTAGAAGGTGGATTGCAACGCCAACTAGAGCAAATGGGCTCCAATCTTGGCAATATACAAACTGAGTTAGAGTCGTCTATTGCTGGTGTGCGCGGAGAAGTACGCGACGTAGAAACTAGTTTGCAGAATGCATTAGCGGCGCAAGCCGAGGGACAAGCCAGACAATTAACTGAAGCCGAAGCTCGACTGCTTTCTCAAATGACGGGAGTGGAGGCTGGCGTGTTGCGTCAATTGTCTACTGTAGAAGGTGCATTAAACAACCGATTAAACAACATTGGCACAGATATTAACCAAGTCCAAACGGATTTGGAGTCTTCTATTGCAGGAGTTCGCGGAGAAGTTAGAGACGTAGAGGCCAGCCTTCAGAGTGCGTTGGCCGCACAGGCCGAAGGCCAAGCTCGTCAACTAACAGATGCTGAGGCTAGATTACTCTCGCAGATTACAGGCGTAGAAGCCAATACACTACGACAACTATCCACTGTAGAAGGCGCGTTAAACAACCAGCTTAACCAACTTGGAACTAACATAAATAGCGTTCAAAACCAGCTAGAGCAATCTATTGCCGGAATTGCGGCAGGCCAACAGACCGCAGAGCAAGAGCGTAGAAATCTACAGCAGGCTCTTATTGCAGTGGGCGGTGACGTTAATCGTTTAGACGCACAGACACGCCAACAATTTAATGAGTTTGGTGAGGACGTTAATCAATTATTTGCCGGAGTTAACGTAGACATTGAAGGTTTACAGGCAGGCCAAATTAGTCAGGCAGAAGCCTTTGCTCAGTACCAAGCAGATGCGGCAAGTCAGGCGCAACAAGCAACCGACGAGAGGCGTAATCTTCAACAAGCTGTTATTGCTGTTGGTGGAGATCTAACCCGCCTTAATGAAAGCACTCAACGTCAGTTTGAAGAGTTTGGCGGCACTGTTAATGATTTATTTTCTGATGTAAATGTTGATATTGAAGCATTGCAGTCTGGTCAAATTAGCCAAGCAGAAGCACAGCAAGCGTTCCAGCAAAGCACTGAAGAGCAATTCGGTGAGATTGGTGGGCAGATCGGAGACCTAGGCACTCAGATTGGCGGAATACAGTCAGACATTAGCGGTATTGGTCGCGGTCTTGAAGGTCTTGGTGAAGGCGTTGCAGGGTTAGGCGCTGGCTTAGGTGCTGGGCTTTTAGGTCTTGAGGCACAGCAAAAGATGTTGCCTGGGCAAATAGCGGCGGCTACACCAATTGATCCTGTTGAGTTTGAAAAGTTCCAACGTGGTTTGACGCGACGTAAGTTGGCTGACCCTTTACGAATCGGCATGTTTACTGGAGGCGCTAGAAGCGTATGACATATCTAAACCTAATGAACGCTGTACTGCGTCGTCTTCGAGAAGAGGAAGTGACTGCTGTTACTAACACTACCTACGCCAAGATGGTTGGTGACTTTATTAACGATGCAAAAACATTAGTTAGTCAAGCGGCTGATTGGTCTGCGTTACGTGAAACTATCACGGTAACTACTGCGGCATCGGACAATACTTACTCACTAACTAACTCCGGTGACAATGTAAAAGTAATGTCAGTACTGAATGACACTCAGAACTGCTTTATGGAATACCAAACTAAAGATTGGTTTAACGATGCGCTATACATTGCTAACGCAGTAGAAGGCGCTCCAAAATACTTTACGTACAACGGGCTAGACAGCAACGGCGATACTCAACTCTTAATTGGCCCTACACCAGATGGCGTGTATAGCCTGCGGTTTGATGTCGTTAAGCGGCAAGGCGATCTAACGGCTAACACTGACAAACTACTTATTCCTTCAGCGCCTGTTATTCATTTGGCAATAGCACTGCTTGCCCGTGAACGCGGAGAAACAGGCGGTACATCTACAGCCGAATACTTTACGATAGCTAACCAGTACCTGTCAGATGCCGTAGCAATTGATGCGGCTAAACATCCAGAAGAAATGGTATTTAGGGCGGTCTAATATGGCTCAACAACTGCAAAGTATTAATCTTGTAGCTCCGGCCTTTAAAGGTGTTAATACCGAGGATTCGCCGTTAGCGCAGGATCCGTCTTTTGCTGAGATTGCAGACAACGCTGTAATCGACAAGCGAGGACGTATTGCCGCACGTAAGGGCCACAATGTTATTACGACTACAAAGACTGTACTTGGCACGGAGTCCATTCGTGCAATTAAAGAGTTCAGGGATGACAGTGGCAACACTAAAATATTTTCTGTTGGCAACAACAAGATTATTAGTGGAACAACTACGTTAGTTGACGAGACTCCCGGCAGTTACACAATCACTGCTGATAACTGGAAGATGGTTAACTTCAACGACAAGATCTATTTCTTTCAGCGTGGCTATGAGCCTTTGGTTTACGACAATGCTGGCGGCTCAGTAATTCAGTTAAGCACTGTGTCAGGTGCCGCAGGCGTAGCAAGTGCTATGTACGGCAACGAAGTTTTAGCGGCATACGGTCGGCTATGGACAGCAGACTTTAGCTCTAACAAATCTACTATTTACTGGAGTGATCTCTTAATCGGTCACGATTGGTCTGGGGGCACTAGCGGCTCTATTGATATCTCAAAGGTGTGGCCTGATGGTTATGACGAGATTGTTGCGTTAGCCGCACATAACGGCCTTCTTATTATCTTTGGTAAGCACAGCATTGTCGCGTATCAAGGCGCCGAGGCTCCGGCCACTATGTCGGTAGCAGACACCGTGGCGGGTGTTGGTTGTGTCGATAGAGACACCGTGCAATACACGGGTACAGACGTATTGTTCCTATCACACACGGGTCTCAAGAGTTTTGGTAGGACAATCCAAGAAAAATCTATGCCAATTAGCAGTCTGTCAGGAAACATAACTAAGGACATTATTGCCTCGTTACAGGCAGAAACAGAGTTTTTTAGATCGGTATATAGCCCAGAAGAAGGCTTTTACTTGCTGGCGTTTACAGGGCAAAGCACAACATTTTGTTTTGACGTTCGGGGCACGGTGGAGAATGGCTCGTATCGTGTGACTCGATGGCCGGGTACTGGCTTTACATCCTTTGCTCGACTAGAAAATGGCAAGTTGTACATTGGCACAAACCAAGGGATTAGCGAGTACACGGGCTATGCAGACAATGACGAGGCTTACCGCTTTAAGTATTACAGCCCAAGCTTAACGTTTGGCGATAGCTCTAGGGTTAAGATTCTTAAAAAACTAAAGCCCACACTGGTTGGTGCAAACAGTGCGACTGTATTTCTTAAGTGGGCTTATGATTTTGATACGACGTTTGCTACAGCAGAGTTTACGGTAGGTACTCAGATCACGGGTTACTACGGTGAAAGCGAATACACGACAGTCGAATTTACAGGTGGCGAGTTAACAAGTCAGCGTAGCTTAAACACCACAGGATATGGAACCAGTGTGCAGGTAGGTCTCGAAGCCGATATAGACGGATCGCCCTTATCACTACAAGAAATCAACGTAATGGCTTTGATAGGCAAGCTACTTTAATCGGGAGATAACAATGGCTTTTCCAGTTATTAACAATTTAATACCAGCAGAAACTGATCCGTTTCTTGCTATAGAAGCCGCTGATTTTTCTACTCCAAGCGGCCTTAATCAAATAGCAGGCGGAGTAGGAGACATCTTTAGCGGCCTTATGGGTGCTGGACAGCAAGTGCTTGGCTCACCAAATGCGTTGATGGGATTGGCTGGCGGCTTGTTAACTAAAGAAGCTTACGACCGCCTTAGTGACATTGGCGAACAAATGATTACAGGCACAACCATAGACGGGCAAAGAGTGCCTGGCGCTATGGAAATTGCTGAACGCGGTCAATCAGAGTCGCAGTTCAAGCCATTTACCGTGACTACTCCTACTGGCGCTATGTTTACTACTCGTATGGGCCAACAGCCCATGCAAACAATGCCAGCGCCAATTCCCGGTGATTTTACTCCTAGCCCAACAGCCCCTTCATCAATGATGCTTCCTCCAGAAATGGATCAATTAATGATGCAAAAAACGGGCAAAATGATTGGTCGTCCAATGCTTATGGATCAAGCAGTACAGCCAGCTGTAATGCCAAGAACTGGAGAAGAAGGTCTTCAGGTAGGCATGCAGTTGTCACCTCAAGAGCAAGCGTTACAGCAACAGTTGCTTGGTGGTGCTGGCGGTTTCTTTGGCCAGGCGGCACAGCCTACTGTAGATCGTGAACAAGCTGTATTCGAGCGTATACGGGCCGCACAGCGCCCTGAAGAAGAACGGCAACGTCTAGCACTTGAAGAGCGCCTAGCGGCTCAGGGGCGATTAGGGACATCCTCAGCGGCATACGGTGGGGCTACACCAGAGCTTATGGCAATGGCTACTGCACAGCAAGAAGCGCGTGACAGAGCTATGCTGACTGCTATGCAACAAGCTCAAGCAGAACAGGCGCAACAAGCAACACTAGGCGGTCAGTTCTTGGGTGCTGGCTACTTACCACAACAACAGTTAATTGAGGCAACTCGACCCGGCTTAATTCAGCAAGAGCTTGCACAACAAGCACAGCAGTTTGGCACCGGACTCTTTGGTGAAACTGCGCTATCTGGTCTTGAGGCTCAGTTAATTGCAGAGCAGGCCAGAGCAAACTTGCTTGGCGGTGTTGGCAGTAACGTGATATCAGGGTTGATTAACCAACAGCGTGCGGCTTCAGCGGCTCCAAGCGGCGGTGGTGGTTCAAGTTTAGGCGGTTTGTTTAGTACGATTGCTGGTGGCCTTGGCAACATAGGCTCAGGCATTAAAAATATTTTGAATCCGGGAGGCTAATCATGGCTAAGTTTTCGCAAGCATTTTTACAATCAATGGCCCAGCCTTCATACCAGCAAGGCTTGTTTAGCGCGGCTAGGAGTTTAGGCGAGCTACCCGGTCGCTTAGCTGAAGAGCGTGAAGTCATGGGTACTCAGCAGACTCTTGCTGAGATGATGAATACTAATAGCCGCATTGCAGAAACAGGCAATGTAAAAGGCTTAGAAGATCAGCGAACAAAGTTAATCGGCATGTTGAGCGGTGCAACTAGCGATCAAAGTCGAGACATGATTCTTGGGGAGTTAGGTCGTGTTGAAAGCTTGCGTGATGTTGCAAAGCCTGTGGCTAGAACGCGAGACATTAATACACTAATTACTGCTGAAAGATCTTTGAAAGAAGCCGACGATCAAATTGCAAGCCTGCAAGGCGATGCAAGTGCAGAGGGTCAAATTAAGTTAGATGCGGCAATGAGAGCAAAGAAAGCAATACAAAGCAGAGTAGACTCTCTTAGGTCTGATCCGGCGCTTGTTGCGGCGGCTGATAACGAAAAAATTGATAGAGAGATTGCGGCGCTTACTAAAGATGAAGCATTACGTTCTGCTCGCAAAAATGACATGGTAGCTAGACTTAAATCCACTCCTGTTAACACCCCGGCATGGGACGCTTTAGTTAAAGAGGCTGGCGAAAAAAATCTTGGCGCGGCAGTTAACTCAGTAATTACAGAGCTTAATGAGCTTGAGTTAAAGCGGCTTGAAGTATTAGATGCTCAAGCGTCGCGCGCCCCATTAAACAAAAAAGAGAAAGCAGAGTTAAAGGATGCCAACATTTCAGTAGATGGCGTTTCTAACCTTGAGGCCCGTAGGCGCTATACAGTATTTGCTAACGCTCAAATTCAAAAGAAAGTAGATATAGCGACTCGACCTTTAGACGTTCCTAGTGAAGCTAGAGCAAACGCTTTAGTAAAAACAACGCTGAGTTTTATGGCTGAAAACAGCGAAATTGAATACCTACCATTTATCCAAGACTTGTCAGACAAACTAGAAAATCTTTTGTCAGATCCAGAAGAGCTTCAAACTGTTCAAGGTCTTGTTTCTGGCTTGTCAGGCATTGAAATTCGTAATGAAATTTTAAGCTACATTAAAGAGAAGTTTCCTTCTGAATATGCAAAGTATCAAACAAATCAAAAACGCAAAGCAGTAGATCAGCAATTAATGGATCAACTTGTACAACAACAATTTGAAAAAGATAAAACTCTTGATCCAAACGATGAGCTTGACCAAATAATTGCTCAAAAAAGAGCAGATGATGAAATTGCATTAGAAACTAAAAAAGTAACTGGCGCAGAAATTAGTGAAATTACAGAAACAGGATATGTTCCACCAACGTTTGGTATGTACTAATGTCAGAAAAAAAATCATTAGCAAAACAAATTGCCGAGCTTAGAGCTGGAGCGGGATCTATTGAAAAACAAGAAGCTCCGCTAACTCAAACAAAAAAATCTAGCGCAATTGCCAGGCAGATTGTAGAAAGGCAAAGAGCCAGAACTGAAGGTTTAGGCCAAGAGCTAATAGAGGGCTTGACGTTTGGTTTTGCTGGAGAAATATCTTCTGCAATTGAAGCGGCAACAACAGATAAAACATACAAAGAAGCAAAAGAAAGGTACGAAGCTAAACGTAGACTTTTTAAACAAAAAAATCCCGATCTTGCAGATGAGGCGTTTCTGCTTGAGGCTGTTGCGTCAATTCCTACGGGGGTTGGTCTTGCAAAAGGTTTAGGAAAGATAGGCATTGAATCTTTAGGCACTATAGGTGCAATTGAAGGTGGCGCTTATGGAGTTGGATCTGGAGAAACTTTTGAAGAGCGAGTTGTTTTAGGTGGAGTAGGGGCGCTTACTGGATATTCTTTAGGCGCGGCAGTTCAGGCGGCTACACGACCTGCTAATGCAGGAGGCTTTAAGACTCAAGCAGATAATGCCGCAACAGAAGCATCCGACATTGATGACATTGCACTACAGCGATCTATAGAAGAAGAAAAGTTTATTGAGGTAGATACACCTAAGTACACTCGCAAACCTTTGCGTGATGCGCAAACAGTTGGGGAGTTTTGGGAAGGCACCAAGACTGCATTTAAAGAATTCTACAACGATAAGATTACTGGCGTATCTGATGACATTGCTCGACGTATGCCGCAGGTTGGATTTCGCTGGCAACGATCAGACGAGACTGCTCTTCGTCAAATCAACAAAGACATTGGTGGATTTGCAGATCAACTAATTCCTGTCATGCGAATCATAAATGAAAACGAAAGAATCAAAGGTGCGCTACTAGACTATGGCGCTGGTCGATTAGGCAAAATAGATGACGCCATATCTTTTTTAAAGAAAGACTTTGCTAAACATATGAGCGAAGAAAATCTTAGCGCATTAGAAAAATACCTTCGATACAGTGCACGTAAAAACGATGAGCTAAACCAAAAAGTATTTGGTAGTGTTTTTCAGTTTCCAACTTATCTTCACACTAGAAACAATGCCTTTACTAAAAAGCTCAAAGACAAAGGCACGTCTGACAAAGACATTGAGGAGATTGTATTTACCGACAAAGGCCGGGAAGCCAGAAGTCGAGGTTCTTACCTTGAAGAAGGCGGGGCTACGCCTAATGTTGCTGACTATGACAATCCTCTTATGTCTGATATGCAACGTATTTTTCAGATGGAAAAGTTTGGGCAGGTTCAGCGCATATTTGGTGTAGACATAAAGGATACGTTAAGAGTTAAAAGAGAGGTAGTTAGGTCTCAACGGGAGCGAGCTGGCGCAGGTGAGGTTGTAGGTGACGAACAATTACAGTCCGTTGGGATTACACCTACAGAATTTATGGACTCGTTTTTTAACACTCTGGTAAAGCGTGGCATCACCAACGATGGTGCTGACTATGCAGTCAAGAAAATTACAGACTCAATTATTGGCGCTAACAGCGCACCACATCCGTTGATTCAAGCCGTAAACTCTGCGGCCTACGCCACCACTCTTGCTGGCCCCATGTCTGCCGTACTTAACATTGCCGACATTCCTTTGCTTGGGGCTAAATATGGTGGCCGTGCTGTTCTTGAAGGCTTCAAAGCTTTAACCCCATTTAAAAAGATACCTAGTGTTGACCTTAAAAAAGCCGGACTTGATAACCAAGTCATGGGTGAATTTACTAATGTTCTAAATGATGAGATGCGCGACGGCACCCAAGGGTTCTTAAAGTCTCTTGCTAGTAGCGTACGTAAAGGCACTGACCTTGTAATGAAAGGTTCGGGCTTTGCGGCTATGGATCAAATTGGCAAAAAGGGTGTGCTTCGGGGCGTTCTAAGCAGTGCTGTAGAAGATGCTAACGCAGGGCGATTAGCTGATAACTGGGGCTTTTACTTCAGCAAGAAAGAGCTGGAGCTTATTGCCGATCAGTTTAAGCGGCATGGCGCAGATCATACTAAGTACGCTGGCAAAGGTGGCGAGCTTGCAGAGGAGTTAATGTTTGCTGGCTTGGGTCAACAGCAGTTAATCAGTTCAGCAGGTCGTCCTGCGGCGTGGGCTAGAAACCCCAACCTTCGCCCACTCTGGGCATTGCGCGGCTTCGTGGTTAAGCAACAGGCCCTTGCTTTGCGAGAAGTGGTTGGCAACATTAAGGCAGGCAGGCCAGATAAAGCCAAGCAGTTTTTAGGGCGTTATGCTTTGTACGGAGCTGGTGGCTATGCAGTAATTAACGAAGGGCGTCAGTTTATTTTTGGCGATGGCGAGGTTAGTGCTGGTGGTTTATTACGTGGATACGGCGATGCCTGGGCAAGTTTGTTAACGGCCAATACGCTTGGTCTTAACGACTATCAATACGGCCAGATACAGCAAAATGGCTTTATCCCCACCATCATTATGGGGATGGAACCCTTAGCCACTGCCAGAGCTAGAGATATTATAAGCACTACTGTTGAAGTAATAGATCAGGAAAGACCTCCGCAGGCATTGCTAATGGAGGTATCTCCTGCTGTTAAACAAATGACGAGAATGCTTTCTAATATAGGGGAAGGCACTGATAACGTTCAGCTACAGCAGATAACTGATGAAGCACTGCGCCAGCGCAATCCAGAGCCTTAGTCCCAACTAACAAACTCCAACCAACCCCTTACCCCTGCCGCCCTGTCATTCTCCATACGGGCGGCTTCTGCTTTGTAATGCCTAGCTATCTCTTTAACTTCTTTATGTGCTCGCTTAGCTAAGTCGATGTCTTCTGCTTTTTCTCTAAGTAACTCAAGGGCACCTTCGCCGTAGGTGTCAATATAATGACGCACGAAGTAGTCCGGGCTACTACCAAATCGCTGGTGGCATCCATAGCAGTGAGCAAATGCGTTCATCTTGTCGTACCGAATGCCCTTCTTAGCGCGGCTAAAGTAATGAGAGCAGTGCAGTCCCGTGCTATTTGATTCGTATTGTGTGCCACAGCCTTGGCACTTGAACTCGTTGCGTATGCGAATGCACCTACTGAACCAATGATCCGCCGCCGTTCTTTTTAACTTCATTGCAATTGATCCTTTAGTTGTTGAGGGAATGGTACATATACCTGCTTATGCTCTGAGAGCCACCTAATTAGCACTTCAGCGGCTTCCGATAGTTGGATAGGGGTTAGCTTAGCTGTTGAAGACTTGCCGTGCATGGCCTTTATAACGGGCTTGTACAGGGTCTCTTTAACTAGCACCTCAGTAAAGGGTATCTCAAAGCTATCACTAAACGGGTGTCGCACGTAATGGCCTGCGTCATTTAGCTCGCTAGCTACCTGTCTAAACCATAGGTGCATTGCATTGTTCTGTCGATCACTGCGCGTAGTGTCTTTGATGTAGTACAGGATTGTCTTGCCTTCCTGCCATTGATCAAGGATGAAGTTAATAAAAAAGTTAGCCTTGTCTTTGCTGTCTACTAGCCAGCGATGTGATGGTTCTATCATGTTAATCTCCTTTGGTATTCAGTTTGCCCAGTTTGCCCAGTTTGCCCAGCTGGCCTCTAATGCCCTAGTTTTACCCCCCTACTTGTCGCCGTAAGCCCCCTTAATGCGACGCGACGGGCACGCTAAACGTGGGCATTAGGGGCATTCTGGAGGTTTTGGGGCATTCTGGGCATTCTAGGCATTCTGGGCATTCTGATTACATTGGTATCCAGCGATAATATTTTTTGCCGTGCGCTCCTCTGCGCTCCAGCTTGAGGTTGTTGCCTTTAAGTAACTCCATACAAGTGCGGAGCATCTTCTTCGTCACACCGTTTGGATTAATTTCGCTGTCGTTAAGCATGTCAAACAAGTCTGCCTGTGAGTAAAGCTTGTGAGCTTTCATTGAACTGCTAAGAAATATGTACTCGTCTTCGTATTTAGCAATGGCTTTGCCAATCTTGATCTGCGCAGACTGTTTAGCTTTCATGTCGCTGATGTCATCAGGACTCATAAACTCAACAGAATCTACGGATTCTTCGTAGCCCACTGTCTCGCTTGTTTGCTTGTACTTGAATCCACCCTCGAAGCTGATCTGGCTTCTATCTTTTTCATTGATTACTAACAACTCTTGGTGAAATGAAAACTTATCATTGAGAGGATCAAGCCCAAACATATTGTCTACATCAGCCTTGAGGTCTCCAACACCTTCAAAGATAAGCCTCCCATCCATGCTCCGATGCTTGTTGCAATGCCCCAGCAATACGACTGTGCCGCCTGCCGCCGCAAACTCTCTAAACACATGAAGCACATCACGCATTTCACCCTTGTTCATTACGCCTACAAACTTCTTGAGGGTGTCGCAAATAACGATCTTGCCGTCTGCTTCGCCTTCTTCGCGAATAGCGTTAAGTAGCTCGAGTGCTTGGTTAGTATTTCGGAGTGAGGGGTCATTACTATTTGCTAGCGTAACCATTGTCATGCCGTGGCGCTTGCCAAGTTTGGCTTTCTGCAAAGCTCCCCTGGCCCCATCATCTTCATTGAAATAAATAACATCCGAGCCTTTGATAAGGTTGTTGCGGATAGATTGGAATAAGTTGCCCAGAATCCATACTGTCTTACCAGCTCCTGACGGGGCGTACACGAGCGTTACAGTTCCAGTGGTAATCATGCCGGGGATAACGTCTCTTTCTTTGGCCAGCCGGCTCTCAAGCTCTTCAATGCGGTCATTAAGTGCCGCACTGCGTAATCGGTCTAGGGCAGATCTCCCATTTTGCCCTGCCATTATTGGTTTTAACATTGATGTTGGTGCTGTTATTTGGTTCTGCTCATCGCAGTATATTGACCACTCATCAGTCATTTACTGTCTCCTCTGTTTTGGTCTGAAAAGTCTTTAACTGTGACCGACCTAGCCAATCTTGTCAACAACCTTTAAAAGGTTTGAAACTCTTTACAACTCTTTTAAACTTCGATAGTATGGCCTGACCTACCAAAAAGGAGACTGATATGAGCAAGCTAATTGAAGCCTTGTTAGAAGTTCAGAAAGAGTTAGACCACGCCAAGGCAGATGCAGTAAACCCTCACTTTAAAAGTAGCTACGTTAAGTTTGAAGATCTTTGGGACTACGCAAAGGAAGCTTTAAATAGTAAGGGAATATTAATTCAGCAGTTAAGCCATGAGTGTGAAGTAGGGGCTTGCATTGAGACTGTGCTGTACGGCCATGGTGATTCGCTATCAACTGGCAAGATGATTGTCCGAGCAGATAAGCCAACAGCTCAAGCGTTCGGCAGTGCAGTTACTTATGCAAAAAGGTACAGCCTATCAATGGCGCTAGGCATTGGAGCTGACAAAGACGACGACGCCAACAATGCAACAACCGGCGCAAAACGAGGATGGTAACCAACGAAGAAGAGTTCCTTGCGTACATGAAAGTGATACGCGAGGAGTTCGATTTTATCCAGCAAGTTAAAAGCGCAGTAGCTAATGAAGAGTGGGAAACACTGCGTTATATCGTAGAAGAGACGCCGAATGAGGTAAAGGAGGCTTTGAATCTGGCGCAATCAAAGGGTGGTGTGTTTACTACCCTTGAAAACCAAGCAATGAAAATCAATCCATTAAGGAGAACACTATGAGTGAAGAAAAGAAATTTGTAGACGGCATGATCGTCAAGCTACCACCAGATACAGCGCCGGACTTTGTAAAGCTAAAGCTGTCGTTCAAGCTTGATGAGTTTGGCTCGTGGATAGGAGCACAAAAAGCTGGCGATCCATCGCTTGAGTGGATCAATGTCGAGATTAAAGAAGGCCGATCTGGCAAGTGGTATGCTGAGCGTGATACGTTTAAGCCAACACCGCAGGAGCCAGCTCGTCAGCCTGCTCGCAGTGGCCCACCAAAGTCAGTGCCAAACGACGACATCCCTTGGTAACTTCCAGTGTGGGGTTTTGGTTCCTTTCCCCGCACCCTTGCCCCGTACTCCGGGGCTTTTTTATAGGAGAGTTTGATGACTGAATATGTTTACTATCGAGAGCTATTTGAAATTTTCAAGGCTTATACAACGCCGAAGTTAATCAAGGTGCTAGAGTCTCAAAATATCAAGTATCTAATTGACGCAAAAGGTAAGCCCTTTACTACAAGGGCCACCATTGAAGATGTCTTAGGAGAAAATGCTGAGACTTAATTGCCGGGGCGAATAGTGATCCGACTAACTTCGCCTTCCGTCTTGTCATAGGTAATAACCTTTGCGCCCCTTTGGGACATAAGGCCAAGCCTTGTTGCGTAAGAATCTCTTGATGCTAATGTGGGGTGCTGTTCTGTAATGGCCCCCGCATCTTCTAATACTCGCTCGCTGTGATAATGGCCGCTGTGTATATAGGCTATCTTCGATTTGCCCCAGTCTTGCCTGAAACGCGGCTCGCTTGAAAACACTTTGGGAAGGCTACCCATCTTAGCTTTGTGCCCGTGGTGGAAGCACAGCATGACTTCGCCATGTCGGTAAGCGTAATACGGGAAGTCGTTATCAATAACCTCAAGCCTTGGCTCGTTTGCGTATAGCTTCCTAATGAACTTGCGTAGCCATATAGAGCCAGCAATATCATGGTTACCCTCGGCGCAAACAAAGACAACCTTTTCGTATTTCTCCAGCATCATGCGAACAGCTTCGTTCATAACCGTCATGGCTATGTCTACGATGCGCGAGTATCTTGAGTCGCCCTCAAGCAAATTTTTGCCGCTCGGAGTCAATTGCTCCAGTCCGTCCCAGTGCAAAAAGTCACCGAGATTACAAAGCATTCCGATCTTGCTGTTAGGCGTACTGTCGATCATCTCTTTAATACTTGATAGGAATAAATCACGAGCCATGTTGGTGTCATAGTCCTCGCTAGTCTCCTGACCCCAACAGTAGCTACCAAGATGAAAATCCGTGATGACGAGCAAGGAAAGTAAATCGTCTTGTGTGACCTTCGGTTGTTCAATTGGCTCCCAAGGCTTTATGCCTTCGCAAGCCAACTCAATCCGCTCAATCATCGTACGGAACTGAGCTTCTTTGTCAGCGACAGATTTCACCCACTGGCCAATAGGGTTCCCGTCCTGATTGTAGTAGGTAGACACTCCCTTGACTGTAAATGCATCGGGTACAGTGCGAGTCATATCATGCTGTGGCGAATAGCCTTGAGCGGCGGCCCTAGATTTTATGGTTTGAAGAGAATCTCTAACAGAAAATCGGGTAATGCCTACTTGCTGGCTAATTCTGGTATACCCCAAGCCCTGTTCGTGAAGCTCTACAATCTGTCGTTGTCGGTCGGTGTTACAGTATTTAAGTAATGACATTGCATTCCCCCGGCATGTGCCACCGCAGGATTTGATCTCTTAGAGAGTTTTCTTTTGCTGATAGTTCGGTGGCATTTGGTTAGACAGGGTGGCATAGTGCGCGAGCATGTCAAGTGCCAGCATCCTGCAAGACTTGTGCCACCGCAGGCTTTTAGATTGTGCCACTGGAAAGAAGGTGCGGCGTTTTTGTCCATTGGTACGCCGCCAACCAACTACCGGGGAAGAGAACTCGCCCTGGACTAGAGCAGTGTATCACTCATCTCTAAAACTGTATTGCCATTCGGTAGCATCATCGAACCCATAGGTGTAATGAATGCTTGAGCTAATGTTAGACCTACCCTCAATGGCATCGTTCCAGCCAGCTCGGTAATCAGATTTAATAAGGCTGATGTAATCTTGCATGTGCCATCCACACGCATCAGTGTCGATCATAGGTACGGCCTTTAAAGGATCTAGTGCCATGTCCTTTGTCCTCCATCGGTTTTAATAATATCCCAAACAACATCTTCATCATTGATGATGCTATGACCCTTCCAGTCACATAGAAAAATATAAAGGTCGACTATCTCTCGAGATGCCATCTGGCCCCAAGCTTCGCTGTGTTCTATTTCTGATTCAGCTAAAAAGCTTGCTTCAATTTCATCGGCATCTACAAACAAGTGTAGGATACCTTCCGCCTCATTGTAGTCTTCGATGATAGCTCCCATGTAATCGTCAGCATCTTCTTCGATACTACCGCGTACGAGAATGTTGATTTTTCCTAGCATTTTTAAACACCTCATTTAGCTTTGATGTAGGTATACCATCC